CGGATTGTCCGGCGGCCGCTCGCCCGACCGCGTCGATGCGCTGGTGTGGGCGATCACGGAATTGCTGATCGCCGGGCGCGGCAGTCCGCGGGTGAGGGCAATAGGGCAGTAGGAACGAGGGCAATAAGGCAATGGGGCAGTAAGGCAGTATGCAGGCCCGCCTGCTTTTCCATCTGCCTATTGCCCTACTGCCTTATTGCCGTACCTCCCTCCATTTCGAGGAACCAACCGACATGCAATTCAACTGGCCCTGGGCGCGCCGTCCGGGAACGATGACGCCCGCCGAGAGGAAGGACGCCACGCCCGGCTTCGTGGCGCTCCACCTGCAGGGCGAGGCGATCTGGACGCGGCGCGACTACGCGACGCTGGCGCGCGAAGGCTTCATGCGCAACCCGGTCGCGCATCGCTGCGTGAAGCTGATTTCGGAAGCCGCATCCGCCGTGCCGTGGCTACTCTACCAGGGATCGGCTGAACTGGCGGAACACCCGCTGCTGGCGCTGCTGGCACGGCCCAACACGCGCCAGTCCGGCGCGAGCTTTCTTGAGACGCTTTACGGACACCTGCTGATTTCCGGCAACGCCTATTGCGAACTGGTCGATGCCGGGCCGGATGCCAGGGAATTGCATTTGCTGCGGCCCGACCGGGTGGCCGTTACCGCCGATGCTGACGGCTGGCCGACAGCACTCGAATACCGGACGGGCAGCGCCAAGCGGCGCATCGCGCTTGCCGGCGACGCCGAGGCTGCTGCGCTGCATCTGACGATGTTTCACCCGCTCGACGACCATTACGGCTTTCCGCCGATCGAGGCCGCACTCACCGCGCTCGACCTGCACAACGCGGCGGGGCGCTGGAACAAGGCGCTGCTCGACAATTCGGCAAGGCCGTCGGGCGCGCTCGTCTATGCGCCCAGGGATGGCGGCAACCTGACTGAGGAGCAGTTCACGCGGCTGAAGGCCGAGCTTGAGGAGGGCTACACCGGGGCGACCCGCGCCGGCCGGCCGCTGCTTCTGGAAGGCGGGCTCGACTGGAAGGCGATGGGCCTGACGCCCAAGGACATGGACTTCGTAGAGGCGCGCAACGGCGCCGGCCGCGATATCGCGCTCGCCTTCGGCGTGCCGCCGATGATGCTGGGCATTCCCGGCGACAACACCTATTCGAACTACCAGGAGGCGAACCGCGCCTTCTACCGGTTGACCGTGCTGCCGCTGGCGCTGCGGGTTGCCGCCGAATTCACCGCCTGGCTGGGTGCACGCTTCGGCGAGGGCCTCAGGCTCGACATCGACATCGACCGCATCGAGGGCCTTTCGGCCGAGCGCGACGCGCTGTGGGCCAGGCTCGAAGGCGCCGGCTTCCTGACGGATGACGAAAAGCGTGAAGCGGTGGGGTATGGAGCGAGGGGTGGCGGCCGGTGAGCGCTGTGCTTCTGGCGACCATGGCCGAAGCGCGCCTGCGCGTGTCGGCGGCGACACTGCAGCTTGCGTTGAGACACGGTCACTGGCGGACACAACCGCGCGTGCCGGCGGGTAATCCTGCCGGTGGGCAGTGGACGGATGGGGGTGGGGGGATCATCCCGGTGCAGGCCCGCCCGCGTGGCCCTCGCGGCGGCGCTCCGCGCAGGATCGCGGGAAATTGGCGGGACATCACGCCCGAGCAGGCGACGCGCCTTGAGATCAGCCACGCACGAATGCAAGAGGCGGTGCGGCGCGTGCAGGGGCTGGACCCGAGGTGGAAGCCAAGACCGAGCCTTTATGAAACTGTCGAGGGAGAAATCGCGGCGAACAGGGCGGCGAGGCGCGAGGCAGAGGACCGGTACTTCGAACTGCAAAGAATGGGGATAGGTCCCGGCCCATTCGCGGTCGAGTCACAACCGGCGCGAGGCCCGGGCAGAAACTGGACCACCGGAGAGATCCGCGAGAACAATCGAATTGGGCGCAAGTATGGATGCCATACTTGTGGAACGAAAAATCCAGGTACTACGCGAGGCAATTTCATCTTGGATCACCAACGTTCCACAGCGCTCACCAACGAGGGCGAAATACAGCGAATTTTCCCCCAGTGTGCTAATTGTAGTAGTCGGCAAGGTGGCAACGTAACAGCACTAAAAAGGTGGTGGCGCCGTGACTGAGACAACGAAACACGCGCTCCAGAACGCGCTGATTTTTGTGGAGGACGTTTCGGGGGGAAAGCCGCCGTATCCATTCACCGACGAAAAGATCCAATACACGTCTTCCTTCGTTTCAGTTGCATGTCTCCACGAGATCGATGGGGAAACGGAACTGGTTCTGGGGCCAGTCGATGATGTAGCGCCTGACTTCGATCCAGCGTTCGACGGCATGATCGAGACGCCAAGCAGGGAACTGGTACTCACCACTGTACCCGGCGAGAAACTGCTGATGGCCAAGGTGCCGGATACGAACACGCGCATTCGGGTCTGGCGAAATCACCCTGTCTGGGCCGACAAGGTCGTGATTGGCTGGGGGTGAGCACGTAGCGGCCGCAACGGGCTGGTTCCGCGCCTTCCCTCAGGGCCTGACTGGCAGCCAAAGGCATGGCGGGCACGTGACCTCGCTGAAGAGCGGCTACCAGGATGAAGAAAACCAAATTCGCTCCGATCAATTCGATCGTCTTCGTCTCAGACAACCTGAAGAGCAGACCGCCCGAGCACGTGTATGGAAGCCTGGTCAGCTATAACGACTTTTGCGTTTCCGTCGGAACATATCCGGAACAAGACGGTGAAACGGAGTTCAGTCTGGGAAGGGCCGACGAGGTTGGGGAAGCATTCCGGCTTGTGTTTGACGGAATGATCGAGACGCCAAACCGCAAGTTGATGATTTCAACAGTTTGGGATGAGATTCTGCTGGAGGATTCCGTCGCAGATGCCGAGACCCGTACCCGCGTATGGGTAGATCACCTCCGCTGGCCTCAAAAACTGGTTGTCGGCTGGGGCTGATGCGCTACTGACCCCGGAAATCCAGCGGGAGCGATCGTGACTGTTTGGGGTCAATAGCATCTGTCGAGACCGGGAATTGTATCATGAAACAGAGGATGAGCTACGAGGCAGTCCGCGACGTGCTCCTGCGCGAATGGGATCCCATAGATATCCGCGACCAAGAGGCGGCGCGGGACGAATATGACACCTACGCGCGGCGTCTCCATACGCTCCTTGCGAGTGGGTCGTCTGCTAGCGTTATCGAAACATACCTGATCGAGACCGAAGCGGATCGAATGGGTCTCGCACCAGACCGCGAGCGGGCGCGGCGCGTGGCGGAAATTCTGCTGCGCCACGCTGCCTGAAGACACCATAACTCGATAATCGACATGACCGAAGCTGAACCGATCTGGCTGTGGCTGGCCAAGGCCGGCGGCGCTGTCGCGGGCTCCGCGATCTCGCTCGCCTATGTGCTGCCGCATGACCGCCGCGAGGCCGCGATCCGTTTCGCGGTCGGCGTCGCCTGCGGGCTGGTGTTCGGTGGCGCGGCGGGGCTGAAGATCGCGACCGAACTCGGCATCGCCGGCGCGCTCGGCGTGAGCGAGCTGATGCTGATGGGCTCGGCCGCCGCCAGCCTGTGCGCCTGGTGGGCGCTGGGCCTGATCATGCGCGTGCTGACCAAGCCGCGCCGCATCTGATTTCAACATCATTTCGGAGACGGACATGAGTCACCGGCGGACGCTGGCGGACGAGCGCAAGCGCGTGGAATTACGGCTGGACGGCGTCGAGGCCGACGGTTCGTTCTCGGGCTATGCCAGCCTGTTCGGCCGGGTCGATCTCGGCCGCGATGTGGTGGAGCGCGGCGCGTTTGCGCGCTCGCTGGAAAAGCGGGGCGCTGCCGGCATCCGCATGCTTTTCCAGCACGATCCGGCAACGCCGATCGGGAGCTGGCAGGAGGTGCACGAAGACGCGCGCGGCCTGTTCGTGCGCGGGCAACTGGCGCTGGATTCGGCTAGGGCGCGCGAGGTGCATGCGCTGATGCGCGGCCGGGCTCTAGACGGGCTTTCCATCGGCTTTCGCACGGTGCGCGCCCGCAAGGAAGCGAAGTCGGGCGTGCGCAGAATTCTCGAAGCCGATCTCTGGGAGATATCCGTCGTGACCTTCCCGATGCTGCCGGAAGCCAGGGTGGATTCGGTTAAGGGCCACGTCCGCCGACAATCCAACAACGAACAAACGTCCGAACGGCTGGTTGCCACCATCCGCCGGGCAACCCGTCTGCTCAACGAAAGGAAAGCCTGAGATGAACGAGCTGAGCCCGGCAGGCGCGCCGGAAACCAAAAGCGCGACGGCGCAGGAACTGAACGACGCCTTCGACGAATTCATGACCTCCTTCGAGGCGTTCAAGGAGGCGAATGACGAACGACTCGGCCAGATCGAGACGCGCATGGGCGCTGATGTCATCACCTCCGACAAGGTGGACCGCGTGTCGCGGGCGCTGGACGAACAGAAGAAGGCGCTCGACCGGCTGGTGCTGAAGCGTTCCCGCCCCGCACTCGGCGGCGATATCGAGCTTTCGCCGGTCGCACTCGAGCACAAGGACGCTTTCGACGCCTATGTCCGCAACGGCGAGGAGCGCGGCCTGCGCGCCGCGGAAGCCAAGGCGATGTCCTATGGCACGCCGGCGGATGGCGGCTACCTGGTGCCCGACGAGACGGAGCGCGAAATCGGCCGCCGGCTTTCGACGCTGTCGCCGATCCGTTCGATCGCCTCGGTGCGGCAGGTCTCCGGCGCTGTGCTGAAGAAGCCGTTCGCGATCTCGGGTCCGGCGGTCGGCTGGGTGGCCGAGACAGCGGCGCGCAACCAGACCAACACGCCGACGCTCGACGAGTTGCAGTTTCCGACCGCCGAGCTCTACGCCATGCCGGCGGCGACAGCGACGCTGCTGGAAGACAGCGTCGTCGACATCGACCAGTGGCTGGCTTCGGAGATCGAGGTGGCATTCGCCGAACAGGAAGGCGCAGCCTTCATCAACGGTGACGGAACCAACAAGCCGCGTGGCTTCCTGGACTACGACCAGATCGCCGAGGCGAGCTGGGCCTGGGACAAAATTGGCTATGTCGCGACAGGTGTGGACGGCGATTTCGCCGCTTCCGACCCCGCCGACATCCTGATCGACCTGATCTACGCGCTGAAGGCCGGCTACCGGCAGAACGCCAGCTGGGTGATGAACCGCAAGACGCAGGCGGCGCTTCGGAAGCTGAAGGACGACCAGGGCAACTACATCTGGATGCCGCCGGCCGCTCCCGGCAGCCGCGCCATGCTGATGGGCTTCCCCGTCGTGGAAGCCGAGGACATGCCCGACATCGGCTCCGACACGACCCCGGTCGCCTTCGGCGATTTCGCCCGTGGCTACCTGGTCGTCGACCGCACCGGCGTGCGCGTGCTGCGCGATCCCTACTCCGCCAAACCCTATGTGCTGTTTTACGTGACCAAGCGCGTCGGCGGGGGCGTGCAGGATTTCGATGCGATCAAGCTCTTGAAGTTCGGCACTGCCTGACGACCGTTCGAATTCTACTCCAACGACCATCTGCGGGCGTCTTCTGCGCTTCCGGTGCTCACGTACCTGAACGTACGCTGCGCTCCGGTTCTCGAAGCCATCCCGCATCTGATCCGCCGGAGCGAATTCGCGACGGACGTCACCCCAACTTTCGAACCGCAGGCGGCCACCCCTCCGCCTGCGCGGCGGTCCCGGTTCCCCTCCCGCCGGGGCCGCCACCATTCCGATCCACCGGATGATATCTGATGACATTGTTCCGAACGGCCGGTCCGGACGCCGAGCCGGTGACGCTGGCCGACGCCAAGGCTGAGCTGCGTATCGACCATGACGCCGAGGATGACCTGATCAACGGCCTGATCCGCGCCGCGTGCGAGGAGGTCGAACAGACGACAGGGCTTGCCATGATCGAGCAAAGCTGGCGGCTGGCGCTGGATTGCATTCCGCAGGACGGGCTTGTGCTGCTCAGGCGCGGGCCGGTGCGCGAGGTGACGGCCGTCACCGCCTACGGTTCCGACGGCGAGGCATCGCTGATCGCCCCCGCCGACTACCAGCTCGACCCTTTGTCGCGCCCGGCGCGACTGCATTTCGATGTGCTGCCTGGTGATCTCAGGGCGCTGAACGGGATCGAGATCGACTTCACCGCCGGCTACGGCGAGGCGGCGACCGACGTGCCGGATTTGCTCAAGCGTGCGATGCTGACGCTGGTGGCGCACTGGTTCGAATTCCGAGCCTCCTTCGGCGCGGAGCATCAGCCGGTGTCGATGCCGGACGGCTACCGCCGGCTGCTCTCGTCCTTCATTGCGCGGAGGCTGGATTGAGGACCGAGTTCATCGATCCCGGCCTGCTGCGCCATGAGGTGGCGCTGGAGAGCGCTTCGCTGACACCTGACGGCATGGGCGGGCACGGCGAAAGCTGGGCCGAGATCGCGACAATCTTCGCGCGGATCGAGCCAGTCAGCGCGGAAAGTGGCTTCGGCGCGGGACAGACGCGCGAGACCGCGACGCATCGCTTCACGCTGCGATTTCGCGACGATGTCGTGAGCGGCATGCGGTTCACGCGAGCGGGCCGGATTTTCGAGATACTGACCGTGCACGATCCCGACGAGACTGGACGCTATCTTGTCTGCCGCACGCGCGAGGAAGGCCGATGAATATTTCGATGACGCTGACGCTCGACGGCATGTTGCGCGCCCTCAGGGGGCGTGTACACACTCTCGCGGAGGAGATTGAGTCTGCCGGGCGGGCGGACCCGCGGGAGCCAGCAAACGCGCTGATCACCCCCGAGCCGGCAAATCCGAGGACAGGCCGCGATGACCGCGCCAGCCGCTGAAGTCCAGAAGGCGATCCACGCAGCGCTTGCGGGTGACGCGACCCTCGTTGCGCTGCTGGGCGACGCGCGTGTCTACGACCACGCGCCGCCGGACGTGCCTTTCCCCTACATCACTTTCGGCCGGACCAGTGTCTATGACTGGAGCACCGGGACCGAGAGCGGCACCGAGCAGCTTCTGACCCTGCATGTCTGGTCGAAGGGCAGGGGCAAGAAGGAAGCGCACGATCTCATGGACGCGATCGGCGCTCGGCTGAACGATGCGGCTCTGACGCTCGACGGGCACCAGCTGGTCAATCTCAGGCTCGAATTCTCCGAAGTGCTGTTCGACGAGGACCAGTCGGTCCATCACGGCCTGCTGCGCTTCCGCGCGGTCACGGAGCCGACGGCGTAAGCCGCGTCGTCTACCGAATATCTGACAATCACAGGAGGCCCGCGTGACAGCGCAGAAGGGCAAGGACATCCTCATCAAGCTCGATGAGGACGGGCTGGGCAGTTTCATCACCGTCGCCGGCCTCAGGACCAAGCGGCTCGCCTTCAACAGCGAAACCGTGGATGTGACCGACGCCGACTCCGCGGGACGATGGCGCGAACTGCTGGCCGGCAGCGGCGTGCAGCGGGCCTCGCTGGGCGGTTCGGGCATCTTCAAGGACGCGGCCTCGGATGCTCGCATGCGCGCCGCCTTCTTCGGCGGCGAGATCCTGGACTGGCAGCTTGTCATTCCGGATTTCGGCACGGTGGCGGGGCCGTTCCAGATTACGGCGCTGGAGTATTCAGGCAATCACGACGGCGAGGTCGCTTTCGAGCTTGCGTTGGAGTCCGCCGGCGCGATCAGCTTCGAGGCCGCATGATGGCCGTCAATCTGCGCCGGGGCGAGATTGCCGCCCTGCTCGACGGACGGGAGCGCAGGCTGTGCCTTACGCTGGGCGCGCTTGCCGAGCTGGAGGTGGCTTTCGCGGCCGATGATCTCAATACGCTTGTCGAACGTTTTTCAGCGGGCAGGTTCGCGGCGGCCGACATCATTCGCATCGTGGGCGCGGGGTTGCGCGGAGCGGGCGACGACGTGAGCGACGACGATGTGAAGCGAATGAGTTGCGATGGCGGCGCGGCGGGCTTCGCGAAAATCGTTGCCGATCTGCTGACGCAGACATTTGGCGGAGCGGCCGTGGAGTCCGGTGCGTGACCAGAGCGGCATTTCCGTGGGAGGCGGCTATGGCGTTCGGTCTCGGACGGCTGCGACTGGCGCCCAGGGATTTCTGGTCGATGACGCCGCGCGAGCTGGCGGCAGCGATGTCGGTCTTCGCGCCTTCGAACCTGGCGCCGGGCCGCGCCGACCTCGCGCAGATGATGGAACGTTTTCCCGATCAACCAATGGGTAGCAAGAACAATGGGTGAGGAATTGGTCTTCAAGGTGAAGGCCGACACCAAGCCGTTCGAGGATGACCTGAAGAAC